CTGTTCGTAGGTGATGTTGTTTTGCCTTAGTAGGTTTGCTAACCCAAGGCATCCAAGTCCAACTTGCCTGTCGGTCTGCGAGGGGAGGTATTCTCCAGAACTGTCAATGCCTGTTTTGCTATGGAGGTCGCACAAACTTCGCATACCCTCAACAAAACCTTTTGGCACGTCGGAGATAGTACAGGCACCGAGATTAACGTGTTGGAGGAGGCAAGTTCCTCGTGATGGCAGGTAAACTTCAAGGCATACATTGCCTCGGATTCTTTTTCCATTTTTATCGTACTTAGTTTTATTTAGCCATATGTCACCAGATTTGATGCCATGTATAAGTGCGTCTTTTGTTTCTTGACTAGCACATTCCCACTTCACTTCGTTAATGTTGACGCATCGTTTAACCCATGGAAGTTCGGAACGTGGGGTCGTGATAAATTCAATAATGTCAGGGTGATCCAAGTCAAGATGGAGCACACAAGCACCGTTCTTATAATGCCCACCCCGTCTGATGATTTCATTTAGGGTTGAGTAGATTTTTCCAAAGGATACTGGCCCAGAAGCTGTAAGACCTTTGCCGTTTTGGTCTCCTTTGGGTCTGAGCTTTGATAAATGGACAGCAACTCCCGCTCCATATCTGAGAGCGTGGCTGACGAATCTCCATGATGCTTCGATTCCATTGTTCCCCTCAATTGAGTCTTCTACAACGAAGACAGTACACGATACGGGTAGACGTGATTCTGGATCATCTATCCAGTTCTGAACTCTTCCAGTTCTAGATATTAAATTTGTCATTAGACTAGATCACTTAATGTAGGTGGTTGATAATTTGCACTCTTTAATACTTTTCCGTCAGCTCTATATGTAGGCTTTCCATCCTCATCTAGTTTTGACATATTGCTTTTATGGACTCGACGTAGAGCTTCGTCTAAATCCCATCCCATATTTGCTGCGTATTGGTAGCAGACATATACAAGATCACTGAGTTCTTTAATAGCATCCTCATGCAGAGATTGACTGTTTCTAAACAGCATCCCCTCTGCCTCTAGAAATTCCTTAAATTCCTCAACGATCAAATTCTTTTGCATATTCCTCGACTTGAGCGTCTTGGAGTTTTTCACGTCGAACGAGTTCCTGAACTCTCTTGCTTGTTCTAGATTCGATTTCATTGGAGAGGTAGTGGATTGCTTTGGAGAGATCTTCGATATCGTCATATTTATGGTCTGCCCTGCAGATGTACTTGATTGCGTTTCCTAAGTGGAAGTTAAGTTCTTGATCTCTTATGAAATCCCAAACTTGTATGGACCCACGTTTGTAGTAGGTAGGTCCAGTGTTGTTGGTGGTGTCAGTCATTTATGATGTAGTCAGGTGAAGGTGTCCATAGGATTGGCTCCATTTTTTCGTCGTCATAATCATCGTTAGTTAGTATTCTTGCTAGACGTGCATTCTCTAAAGCGACCTCTTCCGATAAGTCTTTCTCTTTAAATGCTTCAACGACTGTCTTCCAGCTGTATCCCTTACTATCGAATAAAGCTGATGCTCTTTTAACTCCAATTCCAGGAACTCCTGAGTAACCATCAGTGTTATCACCAGCCATGGCCTGTATTAGATGCCATTTAGCACCAGCCTCTTTCGTGATTGTGAAAGATTCATCGAAGTTCCAGAGCATCCCTTCAATCTGTTTCATATCCTTATCAGGGGAGACAATGATATTGCCGGTATGCTTGGTCGCATAAACGCCCATAGCATCGTCTGCTTCCAATTTAGGCATCTTGATCACAGAGTATTCATCACAAAGTTTATTGATAACTCTCCTGTAACCGCAAGGCTTCTTACGATTCCTATGGCCTTTGTAAGACTCGTTTATATCCTTACGGAAATTCTTACTATCACTGAAGAAGAGAATCATTTCATCAAACGATCCGAACTTATCAGCAATACGATTTAACTCTCTCTTTACACACTTATAGGCTTGAGAGAATCTAGAGGTGACAACAATAACGTCATCACCGAAATCAATCTCAGTCTCTGCAGCGGCTGTACATTTGTATACAACGAAATCGCAATCAATAAGTAGCTTCATCCCAAAAGCCCTCCCAACCTGTAGGTACACGGCTCTCATGCCAATGGATCTGCTTAGTAACTGGATGGACACATATCATGAAGATAGGCTTACTAGCATCAACTGTTGTTGTAGCTTGTTGGTAGTAGCGATGTGGATAAGCTTTAGCTACTGCTGATCTGGCTTTAACATCACATTTAATGATGCGACCATCATGTTCAATCACTAAATCTGTCTTACCACTTCTACCTAAGTTCATATAAACTTCTGCTCCTCTTCTCCAAGCTTCGATGGCGACGTAATGTTCCCAGTAATCGCCATCTCTATTAATATCTCCACTGTCAATGGACTTCGGACCAGTCACGTCCCGATTTAGATTCGGCGTTGATCTGTACTCGCATGTTGTAATACTCTCCAGCCCTAACTGCAGAGTTTTCAAGGGTGAATTTAAGGTCATCTATGTATTGGTTGTCGCACTCGAATTGAAGTTCGTCATGTATAAACGCAAGCTGATGAGCACGTATGTCAGCTTCTTTTAGTGTTTGGTGTGTTATCAACATCCACCTCTTTGCCAAGACTGCACTTGATCCTTGAAGCAAAAAGTTTAATAATTTGTGTGGGCTATCTACTAAAAGTTTTCTCCCGTCAATAGCCTTGATCTCGCCTCCATCACCCCGCTTCTTAAGAGTCGATAGGAGTTCTGCCAATCCAGGTGTGGCAGCGACAAAGGCATGCCTGATTTCTTTTCCTTTTGCAGATGCTTTACGATCTGATAATTGCTTGTCATAGCTAGTACCTATTTTTTTATTCGATGCCCCATACATCCACGCATAGGTAATCGTCTTGATTTCACGCCTAGAAACGCCTATAGCGTCGGCGTTGACTTGGTGTATGTCTCCGTTGAGGAGGATATCTGCGTATCTACCACCGTCGTATCTGGCAAGGTAGTGCGATAGCATCCTGAGTTCAATGCCAGCAAGATCAGCCCCGACCATAACCATTCCTGGCGAGGCGGTAAATAGTTTTCTAAATCTTTCATCTGAGGGGGTTTGACTTAAATTTGGACGACGGTGTGAACATCGAAAAGTATTAGTAGCAACTGAACAACTATGGTGTATACGGCTAGACGTCGTAACAAGCTTGAGCCATGCGTTCACGCCTTCGCTGATCATCCCTAAAGCCTTTTTCAGTTCCAGGCATCGTAGAAAATGAAGAGCTATATCCGTTCCAATGTCCTTCAGGACCGTCTCGTCTATCACGGGCTTCTTGGTCTTCAAGCTTATTGATGAGGGTGTCCATCCATGATGAGTAGTCAATATCCATGCAGTGTGGTCTCTTGATGTTGGATTGAGTTCTTTTAATCTTGTAAATGAACACTCTTCAATAACTTGTAGTTCTCCACAGTGTTCATGTTCTTCTGTACGTCCTGTACCTTTTATATAACCTGAGATTTGGTTATTTCGTTTAGGAGTGAATCGTGATCCTGCAATGAAAGGATACCTGTCTCGTAGTAATTGACTAAGGCTTTCAAGCTCTTGTCTGATAGTCGATTCAAGTTCCCATGCAGCTGGCTCATCAAATGTCCATCCATAAAGTTCTTGTTCTGTAAGTATCTGTGCGACTGAATGCTCTAACGAGACCCAGTCAGGTAGGGGAGGAAATGCTTGCATAATTTTTTGGTAACTTCTACGTCTTGGACGCAGTAATCTTCCATCTCTTGACTCCACTCGGACCAATCACTTGTCTGACCGAACTTTCCTTTATATTCGCCAAGACGATAGCCATATGCTCGGAGTGAATGTCTGCCGAAGTGTTGTAACTCCATACCCGCATATTGCTTTTCCTCATCTAACTCGAAACGATTTGGATGGTATAGACGTGATAAAAGAAGAGTGTCAACAACACGACAACGGGGAGTAAAAAAGTTATATAGTTTGCTAATACACGGGATGTCATAACCAATAATGTTATGACCAACAATCGTGTCAGCAACAAGTAACTTATTAAGTCCCTCAGTAATGGAATACTTGTTGTTTTTTTCATCATTGTAGGTTTCGATTTCGTCTGTTGTAGAGTCGTAAATTGCTATACAATGAATGCGTGTAACATCGTTCAGTAGACCATTGCTTTCAAGGTCAAAGACGAGTGTCATTTCTTCTGCCACGTATAGGTCTTGTCTTTAAACTGAGCTTTCTTAATTGCCTCCTCAGTTGGTGGCTGTGGTTTATTTAATTTTGAAATGTGGTCATACCACGGATGTTCGTATTCACTGTTCTCAAAAATCCGAGGTCTCGACTCCTCCTGATTGCGTAAAATCATTCTCACTAAATCTGCACTTGGATAGGTCATAAGATAATGTTGAGGCAACGCCTACTTCTCCCGAATAGCGGTTTTTTAAAACTCTTAGAACTGTTTCATTACTATTATTTTCACTCTGTTGATTGCGTTCTAAACCGATTACCGCATCTGATATTTGGCTTATTGAATGTGATCCCCTCAGTTGAGATAAAGACACACGTCCTCCCTCTTCATGAGATTTTCTATCGTTACTTGATCGTCTTAAATGGCTAACAAGAAATAGAGTTATACCTGTACGTTCAACGAGGCTACGTAGCCGTGTCATGGTGATATCCAGCATTCTACGTTCGTCACCCTCTAATCCAGACAGGAGGATACTAAGATGGTCTAAAAATATAAGACGACACTCCAATCCACTGGCAAGGTATTCAATCCGATTATATACGACATCAGGATCATAAGACCCGAAGCCATCGAACATAAAAAGATTCCAATTAGAAATGGTGTTGGAAAAGTGTTCTTTGAGTTCTTCCTCACTATGCTCTCCAATGTGTAATGGCTTACCTACTGCCGTAGACATAAGACCTAGTGCTGTTTGTCTATTACTTGCTTCAAGATCCAGGAACCCAACACGTTCCCCCTTGTTGAGGAGGTGAGTTGCAATTTCACGGGTGATGGTTGATTTTCCTTGACCAGTTCCAGAAGTAAATGTGACAAGGCTTCCGTACCTAATCCCTCGTAGCTTCTTATTAAGTCCCTCGTATGGGTAGTCATGATCTGATTCTTTCTGTGGGGTGGTTACTTCTTTAAGTAATGATTTAGCATCGACTATTCCATCAGGTTGATATGGTTTTGCATCCCATATAGCTCGTCTTATTGCTTCCGAGTCATTCGCTTGAAGAGCGTCCGAAGCGTCTTTATAGGACTCGCATCTGGCAATTTTAACCTTCCCTGGTGGTAGTACGCTTGCAGCATCCTCCGCTGCTTTGCGACCAGCCTCATCTCCATCAAAGAAGAGAACAATTTCTTCATAACCTTGAAATAATGGTATTTGTTTTTGTATATCTTTTTTGGCACTAGCAGCACCATGCGGTAAGGAGACATGGGGCCAACCCGACATAGCCTCCCACCCTGAACAACAATCTAGCTCCCCTTCATAAACAATGATGCGTTTACCGCTACTAGGAAATAGATGCTGACCAAAGAGAGTATCAGTAGTAGTCCCTTCATAATAGAAGTCCTTTTGCTTAGTCTTTACCTTTGCTCCTTGTAGTATTCCGTCGCTCGTAAAATAATAGAAGCGTAGAAGTTCTCCGTCTCTGAAGACTTTGTACTTCTGACAGGTTTGTTCTGTGATCCCTCGTTTTTGCAGCCTTTGGGCTGAGCCTTGGATTTGTACATTGGTAGACATTGCGTGATTGTGAGTTGTTTCCTCATTCCCAGAGGTACGGGTTTGGCATACGAAGCAGTAAGTATGACCATCAGAGTAAAGTGAGTTCCCATCTGATGAGCCGCAATTACTGCAAGGTATATGCCTTTCAAATTCGCTCTCTATATGAGCCATTCCATTGGTATGTTGTGCCATGCGGTCCAAGGTATTTTGTGACGCTCGCACCACTTGGCGTAAGTAGTTTTGGATTTCTTAGAGATCGTGTTATATGGAGCTTGAAAGACCATACGAATATCTAAGTCAGGGTTTTGTTGCTTAACCGCTTTTTGTTTTCTGCGGTCCGATGAGTCCCAATAACCCTTTACTTCTAGATAAACTCCGTTTGGAAGTAAGAAATCTGGGGTATAAAAGTGTTGTATTTGATATGGCACTTTTGTTGACTCATACTCATAGTCAACGCCTAATTCGCATAGAAGATCAGATACCTTCTCTTCAAGCTGTGACCTGAACATAACTATATTGGTTGACTCTTTCAGAAGTCGTCATCTTCTACTGAGCTAGGTGTACCAGCTGCCTCTATGTTCGGCTCACCTGCCTTATAGCCGGTGCATGTACCGAATAGCTTTGCAGCATCTTCTGGACTCATATCACCAGTATCTATGCCAGCCTTGTTTCCAACCGAGACAACCTGAATAGAAGCTAACTTTATAGTGGTTCCATAGCTACCAGCAGGTAGTTGGTAATCATATTGAACAAAGCCAAGCTTAACTTTAGACCCTGAGTAAAGGGGTATCTCTGTATCGGTGATTAGTGTACCTTCAGTATCTATGACTACAGGTTTCTTATCATCCTTCCAAGTAAACTTTAAAAGATACTTACCATCACTGACCTCTTCCCAAGGCTCAGGATTTAGGGTAGCTCTCTTAGGGTTTTTTAATCTTGGTTGTCTTTTCTTTAATAAGTCCTCTCTCTCAGTCTCTAAAGTATTTACTAATCCTTCATCCTCAACGATTGCTGCAAGTTTATAATTTCCAAACTTTCCTATCTTCATAATTGCCTGAAAACCTTCTAAGGTAACAGGACTCTCTGTTGTGTGGGTAGTCATTAACAAAAAAAGTAAGTGGATTCAATTACTGACTCAGGTTTAAGGTCGCCAATAATCGGTGGTTCAGTCTCTGCTCCGATTTGTTCGGCAAAGTCTGTTAAGTAGTCGCGTTCTGCGAACAAGTACATATATTTTTCTCTAACAATTCTAGATAACTCAGTCATATCAGTAGCTCTGCATAGTACAGAGTCATGTATTAGAGCTATCGGATTATCGAATGCTAAGGTTGCCTCAAGTAGGAGACATGAGTCTAGTGAATGGATCAGATTTGGAGCCGTAGCTGCTTTATGTCTAGCCTTATCTACTTTGTCAGAATCGCCAGTACTGACTTTCATATTGCACTGACCTAAGACCTGTAAAGTTATCCGCTCAAACTCTTTCTTGAAAAGCTGTTGAGAGACAACAAAACCTGATGGAGCTGTCCATTTAAGTTCAGTGACTCCACGCTTGATAGCATTACCAACTTCCTGTTCTATCCATTTCATAACCCTCATTGGTCCTGGAACTATGACATTCATTGCATTTCTAACTGCGTGGACCGTCTCTATTAAATCTTCCTTACTAACTTCAACTCCTTTCTCAAGTAAAGCTTCTTTGATGTACGCCTTATTTGAGTAAAATTTACTATTGTAAGGTAGGGTCATTACTACTCTCTTGACGGTTTTCCTGTCCATGTAGTCTTTAACTGAGTCAGGACAGTTAGGTCTAGCCGTATCAGCTACTACTTGGTAGGCATCTTGTGGTTTACATGAAGGAATTACATTAACAAGATGAGCTGTAGACTCGTCTTTGGACAACCCAGCGAGAATCTGGAGCCCAGAACAGGTTGCATCAATTGCCACTGGTATACTTGTACTTATCCGATCTCTCTTAATAACACAGTGGTAGAACTCATCGCAGCTGGCAAGGAATTGCCAAGGTTCGGATGCAACCTCCCATTCGTGGAGATTACCTATTGGATCAGTAGCAACTCTTGTTATTAAATCCTCATTTTCATATGTCCAATGAAGACGATCATTAAGAGTGTCCTTGTCCAGTCCATATTTTGTACTGACATCAAATCTCAGCCATCTCTCTGCCTCCTCATCCATAAAGGATGAATCAGCGAAATTAATAAGACTTTTCCCGAAGTCAGTATCTTGAACTGTTAAGAAGGCGGGTATACCGTAAACCCTCCCTCGGTAATCAAATGAGTGTGGAATAAACCAACGCTCTTTTCCTTTAAAGCGTTTGACTGTCTCCATAGTCATACGAGTTCGACAAGATTTCTTAAATTCTTGAGCTTGTCTGTTTAATACCTCTGCCTTTTCTCGCCTGTATTTCTTTCTTGATTCTGCATTATCTGCAATATCAACAGGCTTAGGAGGTAAATCGTGATGAACTATAGGTTTGAATTTTCCTACACTTCTTCCCTGTTCTTGTAGTATTTCAGCTACTTCAACAGTGAAAGGGTTCAGAGTTAGAGCAACCTTTTGTACCTTGTTTAAAAAGGCAAAAGTCTTCTCTCCCTGTATAGGTGACGAACCGCTCCGGCGAACCATATCGTGGCCCAACATTATTTCGTTCAACAAGTACCCACCTGGTTTTTCAGGGGTCCAGTCATTTGGCTCGATCAGCATGGGCCAAGCTAGTGGACTGAACAATTCTGCATTGAACATCACCTGATCTTTGATTGCCATGAACTCAGGTGTAGGAACTATGCAATTGGTTGTCTTGCGTCCCTCTCTAACATTCTCCTTATCAAACCACTTACTTGTTCTCATCACACAGTCAAGTAACCAACCTCCTAGCTTGACTCGATTAGATGAACCCCATGTATCCCATCTCTCTACCTCATATCTGTTCATTAAAGTTTGTATCACTACAACCTTCTGATCAGTACCAATAGCTTTATGCCAATAGTTTTCCTTGAGAGTATTAAGTAATCCTGGAGCACATCGCTCATAGTGTCTGAGTTGTGCCTCATTTTCTACACCCTTACCAATCGCTTCAGCTATCCTTGTTAACTGATTATTACCGTCCTTGATTGAGAATACCTTATCAATAGTAATCTTACAGGTGATAGCAGCAGCGGCTAATGGTTCTATATCTGCTAAGTATTTATGTATCTCCTTAAATGATGCACCAACACATCCTTCATGTATGCGGTTGGTTGTATCTTTAATTCTCTCAACTACTAAAGGTAATAATGCATCAATCGTGGTAATTCCATATATAGAAGCTGATGCATAATCCTTCTCTTCTAACCTTCTTGTGTTCTCTTTAAGTCTTTCTAATCCTTGAGCGATTGCAGCACGTTCATGCTTAATCTGCTCATCAATCTGATGCGGTGTAGGCATAAATGTAGTTCACTAGATTGTTATATGTTGCCTAAGTGGATACGATGCAGATTGGTATCACTGGCTTTATAAAGAGGGGCTTACTTCTCAGCAAACCCCAAGTTTTATTAGATGGTCAAAACTCACTAGAAGCTCTAACTAGTGAATCTGTCAATTCCATTTTTCTCTCCAGTGATAGCAGTGTATCTGAGGTATCCTTAAAGTACTGAGTATACGGCGTTTACCATTTGCGGTAAATCGGTATGCTCAAATCAGTACTTGTGAGATACACTAGATAACTTCGGCTAACTGGTTTGAGGCTGGCATTGATTCAACATAATCATCTAATACTAAGTGTAGGTACCGGCGGGTTGTATTGAGGTTTGAATGTCCCATTAATTGAGAAGTAGTTTCAATACATTTGCCATCCCTAAGTGACCAAGTGCAGAAAGAATGTCTTAAACAATAAGGCGTTCTTTTTTCTCCACGAGCATCGTAAGTTAGATTCAAATCATTTGTTATTGATTCAAAAATCCTTCGATGTTGGTCTTGTCCTGGCCTACCTCTTGAAATCCAATCATCCCCGAAAAGTTGATAATCAACGGAGTGTTCTACATCCTCCATTCGGCGTTTCAAGATGGGAATCAGCATTGCTGAATCGTTAGCTAGTGGAATCTTACGTTTCCTCACCATTCGTTTGAGTGTGAAGTTTCGCCTTCCACCAACTTCTATGTATGGGATACGTGCATCTAAATGGATATCACATGATTGGAGTTGAATGTATTCACTCCAGCTGATACCTGTAAATGCTGATAACAAGATAGTCTCAGCAACATTTTGATACAATGCACCTAATGATTTACTAAGTCGTAAACCATATTCATACATATGGATGACTTGCTCTTTCGAGAAAATCGGTTTGTCTACCCTCTTCACTTCCAACATAGGGAAGCTGTATCTATTACTTTTAATGAATAGTTCACGAGGATCAGGCCAAGGGATGAGTCCCCTACCTAGACAGAAGTTGAGTGCTACTTGAGTAGTACCAACACAGAGATTGACAGTACGATTACTCGCATCATCACGCTCTCGTAGAACAGTTTTGACCACATCCATGGTCGGTTGCTTGATCTTGGAGATTTGAAGTGATCGTCCGTGAATGTCAATGAACTTGTTCGAGTTAGTGACATTGGTCTTTCTACCTTCGTGATTATGATCCCAAGATTCAAGGTTGTTGAACGTATAGTCAAATACTTGACCAATCGTTCTAAGTCTCTGCATAAAGTATGTCTTTGATTTGGGTGAACAGTTGCTCTCCTTTTTTAGTGAGAGTTAAAGTTGATCGTCGTCTGTCAGATACGTCTACCTCCTTTTTGATAAGCCCAAGTCCTGGTTTTCTTTTACCACTAGCAATGAGGAGCCGATGATGCTTACTTAACATATCGGTGTTTCTACTAGTACTTGCTCTTGTCATTTGCAAGTCCTCTTCTAATGCCTGTTTGTGACATTCATTTCGAGAACCTACATATAAAAGAGTAGATAAAACAGAAATACTGATTTCACTACTGCCATGAGTAGGATCGACATTGCGAATCAGCTCAATAGCATCAGCTAAACGGTCAATAGATGAATCAGTTACTCTCCTCTGTAGTGGGTTTAAGTTCATTAGACTTAGGATTGCGTTCCCACTCTAATACGTATTGACCTAAATGGATCTGTACGGTTGTAAAAGACTTATCATCCTTTCCTATGTATAGATTACCAAGCGAAAAGATTTGCATATAAATCGGTTGTCGAAGTGGATTAAGTGCATGGAATATTTCTAGGTAAATATACTAATTAGTGCAACTAGAGTTTACGAGTTGAAGCATTCACTACACTTTATATGTATCCTCCTGAACTTGTTCTTGCATTAACGCAATGAGTTCGTCCTTGTGGGCATGTTTCTCAATTTTGGAAACTAGCTGTGCAAATCTGATTTGCTGCGTTGAGTCGCTCATAATAAATCTTCTGGGTAGAGGCTTGTGCAATGTTCGTGGTCAACCACAACAAACTCGTGTCGGCCTTCAGCCATGAGTTGTTGGATCTTTCTTTCAGCGAAACCACGTCGCTGGTATGTGTATTCAGTGACCTTCTTTGTTTCAAGGTCCGTACATCTGACGATGCATTCAACACTTGATGGGATATCCCAATTAGCTACTTTCCAGTCCATGAACTGTAAGTAAGGAAGAGAAGGGAAAAGCTTATCTGGACAGTCCTTAATGGCTTGCCAATGATGGGCAAAATAAGGCTTCTTACGTCTAGCCATACTTAAGATCCTCCTGTATCGCTTTGTATTCGCTACGAATTGGAGCTAAGTCCAATAGGTTACTGAGTTGCACCGCCTTACGACGTGCGTCTATGTCGCTATCTGCTTCGATTAGGTATTCCCCATCGTCAGCAAACAAGACATGGGAGTACAGCTGGAGGTCTCCAGGTGCGTCCACGAAATGATTGTGATTCATTAAAAATTAAATACTTGGTCGAAGCAAGAAGTTGCTTATATGTCCTTGATGTTTTTATTTATAGATAGCTGTCATCTATCTCTATTTACTCTTGGTTGTAATTACGTACCTTATTAGTACGGTTAGTTACCTATGAATGGAAAAGGGAAGCTCTCATAAAGCTCCTCATGTAACCAACCCGAAGGAATGGCTACAGGAGAAGGTTTTAGTCCTTGATGTACTTAAGCTTGCCGAAAGTCTGCTCACAACTGACATATTTAGCATCAGTGCATTCTTGACCTGCATCAACCCACTCGTTGTACTCTTCCTTAGTGTCAAAGGTAATGACACCACGGCTATGCTCAACAAAATGAATTTCATACATTGGTCAATGCCTCCTCTTTGGCGTGGAACTCTGCCCTAAGCTTGTCGCCTAGTGTGTCCTTGACCTTACTTATCTCCTCAATCTGAGCATTGATAGTGTCAATGTCTATCTTGCGGTTGTGTACCACAGTAGCCAGTGTCACCACTTGATCTCTCATTGAGTCGAGGCAAGATCCAAACGTACCAAACCAACAGTCCGAACACTCAGTGGTGTACTTCTCTAGAGCTTTGTCTACTGACTTTGGCACGTCCTCCAGATTCCACATGTGACTGCGTACTACATCTATCCCAGCCATTAAAGCTTGAGACTTGAACATAGCTTGTTTCTGCTCTTGTTCCAGATCCCTGATCTGCTTATGCAGTCCAGATGTCCTTGAATCTATTTCTTTGTACTCTGCATTCTCATACATGTACTCGTAGCAAGTTGTAGCCATAAGGAATACGTCCTTGATTGATGCTTGTGAATTGGTAAAAAAATAAAGAACTTAATCTTTATTATTAGTAGGGCTTACGTGTCGTGTTGGCTTGGTTAACCGTGTTGACACTGCCCACTGTTTAGACCGGTGCGAGCTGCTTTGCTCCCCACTGAGCCGCCATCTGAGCCGCTACCTTGGGCCAAAACCTTGCACGTTCTTTAGCTCTTGTTGGGCTCGGTCCCATTAACCACAAGCGATTTAATTCTTTATATGGGATTGTCTCAGGATTAATAAAAGCTCTTGGATCTGCATAGAGTTTGGGTAATCCTTTGATCCATAGGCATGTACGCTTAGCCGCTCTTTCTCCAAATTCATACGGTTGGAATATTTGGGTAGGCTTGCCAAGTGATGAGCGTGTTGATAATGCTCCTACCGGATTTTCTATTACCACATGTTTACAGTTCTTGGCGTTCCATATTCTCTCAACAAATTCAATAGAGGCTTGTTGCTTCCCATTAGCTACTAACTCAGCCCAATTTTTAGTATTAGCTAGGGTTAGATATTGACATGGTGGATGTGCAATGATCATATCCCAAGGCTGATCAATGATCTCCATTAGATCCCCTTGTATATGTTTGTTGTTGGGATCTCCTTCGCTAGGCAGCATGTCGCAGCTAACAGCGTTGAAACCTAGCTTGCAGAATGCATCACGGACTATGCCGCTATACTCGCAAGCTATAAGAATGTCTTTCATGAGGATTAATTGTGTATGTGGATAGATTAAACAGTGATCCAAGAATTTGAAGGGAAGTCGAGCAACTCACCGTCACTGATCAACCACCAATTCCAATTCTTTTGAAAGATTCCATTTTGTGTTGGGTCTGATCCCTTAACAAAATCAATCAAGACGTTGAGCCGTGACTTAGTTGTATTAGTTTCATAGCCACAGTTGTTAATGTGTAACTGTTGACTATTTGGGTAGTAGACAGCGATCTTGTGACCATGTAAAAAGACATCGCAGTAAGTGCCGTGATGTTCAACTCTGGTGTTGTCCTTGCTCCAGTGTTTGCGATCATCCACTATTGCTTGGATCATTTGACGTTCTATTTTTCTCATTAGTAAGTACCTAGTTCTTTGATCTTTTCATCTAGCTCTTCGATGTTTAACAGTGGATCAGTCCAACTGATACCGTCACCAGTGACATTCCTATAGTCATGCTTGACATCTAGATTCTCATAGTTTGGCTTCTTCATGTTTCTTACAAAGTCCTTGTAAGTCTTACTAGATGGCATCCTTGCAATGCTGTAGTTATATCTGTCATTGTCTAACCACAAAGCGACATTCCAAGTCTCGTAGTTAGTCCAACCGTTGTAGGTAGTGTTTGAGTTATTCATTACTTAGCCTCACTATGTATTTTTACAAGAACTTCAATTGATTGTTGAATTCTTTCTTTAGTGTCAGCTCTTAGGCTTGTGCCTAACTGAGAAGCTATTGCCGCACATTCATGAGACTTTGATCTTGTTGGTGCGGTGACGGCTAACATCAAAGCTCTTGCATAGTTAACAGCGGTTTCTTGATAACGCATTTCGAGTTGTTTGCTTAACTGAATTAATAATTACATATGCGGATCAGTTACGCAACCAATACAATTAATTAATTTCAAAGCAATTTATCCTAATCAAGTAATACCAATCATTTTCAAGCGTTCATCTGGAGAAAGCTGAGTATAAATACTTATGCATTCCAGAAGCGTTTATTCCAGCTGAGCCGGTTTATTGCTGCTTATTGCTACTTATTACCGGCATTAACTATTTATTACTGTTGATACTGCCAACGCTGCCAACATATATAGATATACATCTAGCTGTCTTGATGCTTGTGACTGTGAATAAGAATG